TACGGGTCATCTTGAAAAACAAGAAAATATAAGAAGAAAAAGAGAAAGAGCAGAATCTAGAAAAAAACAAAGAGGAATGAGTTCTGGTGGTTCGATTAACTCCAGAGCCATTGCGAAGAAATACTTTAAAGGTGGAATGGTATAGGTGGAGATAACAAAATTCATCAAGCACGTTTCAACGAAGGTTGAAAAGGAAATCACCGACCGCAAGGACGCCTTTGCAATGGGAAAGATAGAGGACAGCAATTACAAGAAGGTTGTCGGCGAACTAAGGGGTTTGCAAATCGCAAGGGATTTGATAAGAGAATCCTCAAAACACATTGAGGAGGACGATGAGTAGCACGACCTTTAAGTTGGAGGAAGTAGAATTAAAGAGCGACAAGTATCCCAAGCCAACGGGACACAGGATATTGATTAAGACACTGGATGTCGCAAACAAGACAAATATGGGAATTTATTTGCCTAGCAAGTCTATTGAAGACCACAGGGCTATAGCGTCAATAGGAAAAGTTATAGAACTAGGCAAGGATGCATATAAAAGGGATGACATGTCTGAACCGTGGTGCGAGGTTGATGACTATGTCATGTTCGGCAAGTATGCAGGACACAGGTTTAAATTCGGTCAGGCGGAACTCCGCATAATGAACGATGACGAGATTCTGGGAGTAGTCCCGGATGTGAGTGAGATAAGTTAATTACTTCACTCTAAATTAGTAGCTTTATAGCTATGTTGAAGGCCACCATTCAGGTGGCTTTTTTTATTCTTAGGAGATACCTATGCAAATAGTACACGATACTTCGGCTAGTAAGAAAAAGCCGATGCAAGTTGTGGAGGAAGGCAGAGAAGAGAAACTCAAGAAGTTCGATGACGAAGAAGCGTTAGAGAAACTTGAGGACTTGGAAGAGCCAACGGAAGCAACAGACGCTGATGAGGATGAACCTCAAGAAGCGAAAGTTGAAGAGGAGGAAGTCGAAGCCAAATCCGATGAGGATGAGGAAGAGGCTCCCAAAAAGAAATCAAGACTTCAACGCAGAATAGATGAACTAGTAAGAAAATCTAGTGCCTATGAGCAAGAGAGAAATCAGTATTACGGTCGTGTTCAACAACTCGAAAACGATTTGAAGAAAACGAACACCTTGAATAAGGACTATACTAAACTACAAAAGAACTATTACGACTCTCAATTGGGGTCGGCAAAAAAACTTTTGGAAAAAGCTCGCTCTGAACACACGTCCGCCTATGAATCGGGTGACTCTGGCAAAATGCTGGAGGCGGCTGAATCCATAGCGGATGCGAAAGTGGACTTGAAATCACTTGAGCAACAAAAACATTTGTTTGAAGACACGGAACCTGTAAAGGAACCGGGTTATCCAAGTGTTCAACCTGCTCAGACACAAGCTCCACAGCAGGCTATTCAACCAGACCCAAGAGCCCTGCAATGGGCACAATCAAACAAATGGTTTGGTGATGACGCCCCAAGGACAGGGGCAGCTTATGCCATAGACGCACAGTTAAAAATGGAGGGATACAATCCTTCCTCTGAGGATTACTATTCAGAACTCGACAAGCGGATAGGGGATGCGTTTCCTTCCATGAAGACAAATTCAAAACCAAAGCAAGTCGTAGCGGGTGTAACCCGTGCACCATCCGCATCTAGAAGAGTCAAGTTGACTCAAGGCCAATTGGCGATGGCGAAGAAACTAGGTGTGCCACAAAATGAATATGCCAAGTTTGTGAGGAACACAAATGACCAATAAAAATATAAAAACACCGTCAGAGGAGACCGCATCTAGGTCTCATCCGAAACGAAAAGTAACCTATACACCTCCTTCATATCTAGATGCACCCAAGCCAAATGTTGACGGCATCAAATACAGATGGCTACGAGTGAGTGCGGGTGGGGAGGATGATGCTCGAAACATATCCAAGCGGAAACGTGAGGGATATGAGTTCGTTAAAAAAGAGGAACACCCCGATTTCGATGTCCCCATGCATGAATCTGGAAAGTACGCAGGAGTGATTGGACACGGAGATTTAGTTCTCGCTAAGATACCGATTGAAATGGCTGACGCTAAAAGGGACTATTTTCAAAATAGGACTAGACAGCAAACAAAGGCCGTTGATGCGGATGTCTTGAAGGAACAACATCCATCCATGCCCATAACGCAACAGCGTAAAAGTTCTTCCTCTGTTGGTAAAAAAGCAGAGTAAGACTAAATTTTTTTGTTGGGGGTTTTAATAACCTTTATACAGGAGAAATATTATGGCAAATAAAGACGCCGCTTTCGGTGGAAGGCCAATAAGACATCTCACTGGAGGCACTATCAGGTCAAACGAGTATAAAATGGTTTATGAATACGGAGCAAATGTTTTTACTGGTGATTTTGTCAAACTTGCGGCTACTGGATACGTCCAAGTAGCAGGAGCGGGAGATAGATTACTAGGCGTATTCGGAGGCTGTAGTTATACTGCGTCTGATGGTTCAAAAGTCTTCAAGAGATATTGGCCCACTGGAACAGCTACACTAAACAATGGCGATGTCACTGCTTATGTGTATGACGACCCTAATATTGTCTGGGCTATTCAATCTTCAGGTTCAGCAGATTTTAATGACATAGGAAGTCTAGCTGATATTGTTGCAGGTGCAGGTAGTACCGTAACAGGTCAATCTGCCTTTGAGATTAATAGTTCGACAGGTCAGGCATCTGCGAATTTGCGTATTCTCGGATTGTATAACGAACCAAAAAATGCTTACGGAACTAACGGAGTCCTTGAGGCGGTAATTCATGAACATGAACTTAACCAACACATTGACTTTGAAGATTCTGATGTAGGCGTATAAGGTATAGGAGAAAATTATGGCTATTAATAGAAGCCAACTCGTTAAAGAGTTGGAACCCGGTCTCCACGCCTTATTTGGTTTGGAGTACAAACGATGGGAACGTGAACACGCTGAAATATTCACAGAAGAAAGCTCAGACAGAGCGTTTGAAGAGGAAACTCTACTTACGGGCTTCGGGGCTGCACCAACTAAATCAGAGGGTGCTTCTATCGAATATGACACTGCCGCAGAGCAATGGACTGCACGATATGTGCATGAAACTATCGCCCTAGCATTCTCAGTTACTGAGGAAGCTGTGGAAGATAATCTTTATGACACATTATCAAAACGGTACACTGCTGCTCTGGCACGTTCTATGGCTTACACCAAGCAAGTGAAAGCAGCTAACGTCCTAAACAATGGATTTAGCTCAAGCTACACTGGAGGGGATGCAAAACCACTTATGGATTTGCTACACCCAACTTTGGAAGCAGGAACACTTGCCAATGAGCCGTCAACAGCAGCCGATTTTTCTGAATCTTCACTGGAATCAGCAATCATTTCGATTGGTGGTTTCGTGGATGACAGAAACGTCCCAGTTGCGGTTAACGCTCGTAAGCTAATAATACCAAAAGACACAGCATTCACTGCTCAGAGAATTCTGAAAAGTGACTTGAGAGTTGGTACTGCTGACAATGATATCAACGCAGCTAGGTCAATGAATATCCTTCCACAAGGATATGCGGTAAATCATTACCTCACTGACACTGATGCGTGGTTCATATTGACAGACCTTATCAATTCTGGTCTTAAAATGTTCCAAAGAAGAAGTTTAAAAACTTCTATGGAACCGGACTTTGAAACAGGAAACATGCGTTTCAAGGCTTCTGAAAGATATTCTTTCGGATGGTCTGACTGGAGAGCTATCTTTGGCTCACCGGGAGCGTAGTAAAGTACGAACTAGGGGGGTTTTATACCCCCCTTTTATTTTCTAGGATTAATCAATCATGCCAACTGCCCTAGCAGACAATCGTAGAAGCGATGGTATGATTTAGCTACGGAGAATTATTATGGCTAATACAACTTTTAGTGGTGCGGTTAGGTCAGAGACTGGCTTTAAAGTAATTAACAAAGCCGCTACTACTGGTGCGATTACGGAAACTGGAGTTAATATTAACTCAACTGGACAATTATGTGCACTTGGAACTCACAAGTTTCAATCTTTTGCGGGAACTCTAGCATCAACAAATGCCGCAGCTACAGCTTATGGCGATGGCGATGTTCTTGTGGAATTGGGAACTCTGAATACAGACCACCCAGACGATTTAGTAACAGCTACTAAATTTTTTATTCACAGAGCATTAATTGGTATTACTACAGCGGCAGGACAAACTCTTGTTGGTGGATTAATGTTAAGTGCTACAAGTGGTACAGCAACAAACTCTGCTGTGTCATCTGGAACAGAAATTGTTGGAG